ATCTACCCAAGCCTCTTCGTAAGCAACCTTGACAAAGACGTCGCCTGTAATGCCGCCTTGCTGTCCCATCTCAAGAAGGACACGCATCTTGTCATTGTCTACTTCCCAGATACGCTCTAAACGATCAGGGACGATTGCCTCTGTTGCTTTAGGAGAACGGAAGTGAACACCACGTCCAAAGACGAAGCGTGACAAATAATCATTGAATGCACGGTAGTAGTTAACTGCAATCTGCATTTCGCCAGATTCACGGCGGTAACCCCAGTGATGACCAAGGTACATTGCCCAGTTAAGTGAGTAACGATTGAGTCGAGGACCGTGGACCTCAAACTCTTCATCTGCCAACTCGACAAGGCCGAGTGGAGAAATAGAGATAGTTAAGTCGCTTGACGCCGCTCTATATGACGGTGGTGAAAAGTCAAGAAATGACATTAACGCTTACCTTTTTCATTTTTGCCGCCCTTTTTCTTTTCTGCTAATTCTTCTTGCTTTTTATGAGCAAGTTTCTTTTTCAGAATCCCCATTTGTCGATCTTTTTCAGTGGTCTCAATAAACTGACCACCGTGCTGTACATATTGCTTATGTACCCATGCACTTGCACCTGGATTTGGGTATGAGTGATACTTAGCACGTGCCTGTGCGACAAACATCGCATACAGTTTTGGATTGCTAGGCTTCTTCACATTTCCTCCAGTGATACTCCAATAGCCCCCACACTAGTGCGAGGGCGTATTGGTGTCTGTGTTAACTAAATTAGTCGTTGACGACTGTTGCAGACATACGCTGGGTACGTCCACCTGAGCGAACTGCAGTTTCAATCTTTGCTGCTGAGTAGTCGTTCATTGTTCCATGTGCGAACTCGCCAAGGAATGTTGGTGCTTCAACCCATGAAGCAGAACCGACGTGAGCACGCTCTGACATTGTCTCTGCGGCTGGCTTGTCCCATACTGGGGCGTTACGATTTGGACGTCCTGGAGCAGTTGCAGCACCCTGCATCATGCCCTTCTGGAAATCATTTGGAACATCTGTATCTGTTGCAATGCCTTCTTCAAAACGAAGTGGACCACGACGAGTTACATTGTCTGCGCCCTTGCGCTCATAAACCTGAGGCGCACGCTCTGGGAATTGAGGTGCTGGTGAAATTGTCATACTTACTCCTTAAGGATGTATTGGGAAAGGCCTTTTCCTAGGCATTAGTTTCCCGCTTTTTACCTAGTCTGTGTTGTCCAACTAGAAAAAAGGATTACTAGAAGCAACAACCTCTGGCATCACCAAATCTTGGGTGAGAGAACAGGCGATCGAAAGGGAGTCAACAAAGTCATCGTGGGCGTAGGTCTCGTCAGGAGCCGCCACCATAAAGTTAGGGCCTTTGTACTGAACTTCCGCATCCACCATCTGCTGGTAAAAGCGCTTCCATGTACGCAGGCGACGAGTCTTTGCGTGAGCAGGCCATGAGACCATACGACGTTGAATCAAAGCCTGTAGGTGCTTAAACCGCTTAGATTGCTCTGTAGGACTAGAGGTTACAGACATGACCTCTGCTCTAGGCAAGAGGAGTTTGAGGCGCTGTGCGACAGCGTCGCCCACACCATTGCCATCCACGCCCACAGCAAGGATGTCGTAGTTAGAGAGGAAGTTGACGATCTGGAAGTACTGCTCTTCCCAGTCATCGCCTTGCAGTTCCAACCAGTTCAATACACGGTGGTCGTAGTAGCCAAATTCGTCAGGGCGATCCCAGTCAACCCACACCACCGTGATGACGGTGCTGTCTGTCTTTCGAGCAGGATCAATACCAACCACTACTGGAGTCTTGTGCCATGACTTTACGAGTTCTTGAGAAGTATCGCCCAGTTCATCCATGACTGAGGCTGTAACAAACATGCCTCGCTCTAAAAGCCACTTGCAGTTGTACGACATCTGAAATTCGTCAGAGTCTTCTCCAATACGCAACATCTCTTTCTTTATGTGAGTTGCATAGTTGGGGTTAATCTTGGCGACTTCTTTCCAGTCCCATTGGAAATGGTTTTGGCGATTCTTTCCTTGCGTCTGTCGACGACGGTTTAATTGAATAGCCTTATAGAAGTTATTCTTAGAAGTGGTAGGAGTACCAGTTTTGACCATCGTACCTGCATAGTATGCAAGCATTGGAGAGATTGACTTAGATACAACAAAGTCATCCGCTTCTTGGCACTCATCAATGACGATCAAATGGAATGACTTAGATTCAATCTTTGCACGAGGGTTAGCAGTCATCATAGTCATCGTAGAGCCAGACTTCTTCAACTTAATCTGACGAGTCACTCCGCCCACACGCACGGCAGAGTCGTCGATCTCTACATCGCCCAAAATCTCTTGAGCACGCTCAGAGGTAAGACGAGTGACGGCACGACCAAATAGAGTTTCAGCCTGTCCCTCAGTAGGAGCAAAGAGACCTACCCACAGACCATCTTTAAACTTGCCAAGAAGATCGGGGTATAACTTTGCAAGACGAGGCAACAAGATCATGAGTGTGGCTACTGTGTCAGCAACAGTCTCAGACTTTCCTGACTGACGAGAAGCAAGGGCTGTAATTTCTTCGCCATCGTTGATGATGACGGATTCCATAATACGACGAGCCAAAGGCTTTTGGTATGGGTGGAGATCGTGCCCAACCAAAGTCTTAAGAAACATCATGATCTTATCGATCAGGCTGTCTACAAATTTTTGGGAGAGTTCGTCTAGTGGTTCATCGGCTGGGTCTTCTGACGCCTGCTCTTCTTGTAGGTAAAACTCAGGCGTGATCTCTTCAAACTGATCTTCTACATCACTCATAGGTTAGAACGTCTTTTCAGTTCCTTTGCAATGGCATAGAAGGCTTCTGCTCCTATGTTTACTTCTTCGAGATCAACGTCGCTATTCGATCTCTGCCATGAGGTTATGTGTTTTCCAATAATGAACATATAGTGCTCCATCCATTGAACCAGGTCTGGAGTCGAAGTCTTCGCTACTCTCTTTTCGATTTTGCTCTGGGGCTGGTACCCATCCCGCTTCTTCCGTAAAATCATCGTATGTCACTTCCCGACTTTCTAGTGCTCCACTAAGTGCTTCGTATTCTTCCTTAAAGCCTGTCCATTTACCCAAGACTAGTGCTTTGTACTTAGGCAAGCGTACTATAAGTGGGGTAGAAGTTCTAAAAGGTTCGCTGATTTCCTGCGTCCACCCACGGGTGACGACCTTCTTGCCCCAGTCATACGGGAACTTAGTTATTTGTACGAAGTGCTGTGATCCGATGTTGTGTATCTTAGGCATGTCACGGTTTCTTTGGTTTAGGAGTTTTCTTTCCGACTTTGTCTGGGCGACCGCCATAGTGTAACTGAGCGGCACGAGAAATCTTGTAGAACGCACGACGAGCCTCTGCAGAGATAGAGCCTACATCAGCAGGTCCACGAGGCTTGGAGTCAAGGTAAGAAAGAATATAACGGCCCTTAGAAACACGAGCCTTGAATCCTTGCCACTCAACAGGAGTTACTTGGTAATAGTTATAGTAGGTTCCATCACGGAATACGACCGTGATCTTTCCTTCTGTGCTGTCATATCCAGCAGCCACAGTACGGGGACGTTCTGGATTAGTTGTTGATGTTGGTACCACCGAAATAGGTGCAGGAGTTTCATCTTCTCCGTCTTGGGCGCCATCCATATTGTAGTTCTGAGCCAAGTTTGCGTAATCGTATCCACTTTGGTCATTGTCATAGTAAGACATTGTGTCTTTACTGTTGACTAATTTGGTTAGGGGAATGATGTCATCAAATTCTCCCGCACCAGCAGAGACGGGAAGTCCTTTGAATCCTGGGCTAATAATCTTGGAAATACCAGACGATATCCGTGGACCAAACTGACTTCCCACCGCTAAGTTAAGAATTTCGGCAGCAGAGGGTGCAACTACTCCTTGACCTTTCGCAGCACCACCCTGCGGCCGAACGTTTGCCATACTACGCTGTTATTAGGAAGCGAAGTAAGGTGTGATTGTTACGGTTGAACCAACTGCTACAGATGTACCTGCTGCAGTTCCCTGTGCCTTGATGGTTCCTGCACGAGCAGCAACCTTGGCTGTAGCACCTGTGATGCCAGAGTGGGTTGTGATGTCTGCGTGTGTCTGTGCCCAACGAATGTTGTTAGCATCTGGAACAACGGTGATGGTGTGTGTACCGTTAAGATCAGAATCGTTAGACGCTGAACCTGAACCGTTAGCAAGACCAGCAACTGTTACGACGTCACCAACAGCATAGCCGTGGTTTGTGACAGTTACAGAAGCAACGTTACCTGTGAGGGTAATTCCTGTAAGTGCTGGGTTAAACGCAGACTGTACTGAAGAAACAAGTTCTGCATCAACAAGGACGTCTGTTGCGTTAGCGGTCAAAAGACCAAGAACGTTTGGAACAGCAACGTAGTCGGTTCCACCAGACTGTGTTCCTGTTGTGTTTGGTGTGTAAAGAGGATAGCCATTCCAGCCATCTTCTGCGATGTTGTGTGAATCAAGAGCATAGTTCAAGTTTGAACCGCCATTGTCACGACGAACATCGTTTGGTTGTAGTGGGAAGTTACCCCACACGAAATCTACTGCCACGTTTCCCGCTGAATCGAGAAGGTGACCATCTTGGTTAGTAGCCATTTATTTCCTCACAATCATGAT